TTTTAAACCAAATCAAATTGCTCATTTACCTATTAATAAGATTTCTGGAGAAGCATATGGATTAGGAATAGTATATCAAAATGAAAGAGTAATTGAAAATATGGTTTTAAGTGATGAAGCTGAACATAAACTACAAAGTAGAAAAGCAGGAGCACCACTTCATATTAAGATAGGAGTTCCAGGAGAAGCAGCAAGACCAGAGGATATTGATGAAATGAATACTAATCTTCAATATATGACCACTCGAACAGAATGGGCAACAGATGCTAATGTAGAAATGAAAGTTATAGATTTTGGAAATCTTGGACAAAGTATCAGAGAGACACAAGAGGGTGATATGTTGAAACTTGCTTATGGAATGGAAATACCAATGGCAATATGGGGTACTGGAAATATGCCTGAAGGACTTGCTAAAGTAGACCAAGAGCAATGGCAAAGAAAAATAAAAGCAGCACAAGAAGATATAGAATGTATAATTGAAGAAAAGATATTTAAACCATTACTTTTAGTAAATAAACTTGATGGTGAAGTAGAGTTTGTGTGGAATTTACCAGGTGAAGAAGAAATAAATAAAAGGCTTGAAAGGTTAAATAAAATAATTGAGAATATGGGTATATCTGAACCATTGAGAAGAATGTGTGAATTAGAAGTTGCAAGATTACTTAACTTTGAGGATGCAAGTAAAGTATTAGCAAAGCCAGAAAAAGAAACAGAAGAAGATATGGAAGCAAAAAAGGAAGCAGAAAGAAAAGAAGAAGAAACAAAAATCAAACAACCAGAAGTTCCAGGAGAAAAAGCAACTGAAAAATATGATGCTGACTTAGAAATAAAAAGGGCAAAATCAGGAGAAATGTCTTTAAGGGAATTTGCAAATCTTAAAGAGATAGCAGGTTTTAATTATTCAGATTATTTGGTAAATATATTAAAAAGATTAAGAATAGAGAAATTTGTAGACTTAGCAGCAATTACAGAAGCAGATGTAATAAGTGGAAAGTTACCTAAAACAGAAATAACAAAATTAAGGAATATTCTTAAGAATGGATTCAGGAGAAACAAAACAGTAAGGGATATAGAAACAGAAATAAAACAATCAATAGCTTTGAAAGACATAACTAAAGAAGGTAAACTTATTACAGAGGCAAAGAGAAGACCAAATATGATGGCAAGAACAGAAACAGTTAGATTAGCAAATCTTGGGTTAATTGATACTTACAAAGCAAATAATATTAAAAAGGTTAGATGGTTAGCAGCAGTATCTGATAGAACATGTGAACAATGTATGGCATTAGATGGGCAAGTGTTTGATATAAATGAACTAAGCCCACCACCAGCTCATCCAATGTGTAGATGCTCTTTACTATCAGTGGAGACATAAAATGCAAATAATGAATAAACCAAAATGTAGAAATTATGAAAAGTGTGGAAATGAAGCAATGACTTTAGTAAATGGTATGTGGTTATGTGGAAATTGTCTTATTAAACTTCAAGAAAAAGTTAATAGATTAAAAGAAAAATTATTATTGGAGGAAGAATGGTAATAAGAGAAAGAGAAATAAATCAATTTTTATTAGAAATGGAAGAATTAAAAAAAGTAGAAGAGAAAACAGGAATTAAATTTGACCCAATTCTATTTATGTTATGGAGGATATACAGAAAAAATGGCTAAAGAATTTTTTGATAGAAAAGTATTAGGAATAAAGGCAAGGGGATGTAGAGTAGACCCTCAAACAAGACAAAGTGTAGTAACTGCAAAACATACAGGGGATATAGTGTATCCACTTAAAGGTAGTGACGCTATTGCTAAAAAGTCTGAATTTAAGAAATTATCAAGAGAAAGAACTTTAAATCCTGTTCTCGAACCAAATATTAATGAAGTTGGACAAAATAAAAATATAATCAAAAGAACAGCTAAATCAAGGTATGTAAAATTAGACTAATGGCAAAAAAAACAAAAACAGAATTGAAAGAGAAAAAATTCCAACTTGCAGAAGAGATGGAAACAATAGATAATGAAATAAAAAGTATAGATGATTTACCATCATACGAGTTGAATACAGGAGATAGTGGAGCAGGCACAATTGAAATCTCTAATATAAAGGGAAAATTAGATTGTATAATTATTGATACAGTAAACAAAATTGATTTAATTATTGAAAGTTCAATTGGATATTTAATTCTTAAAAGGAATGAAGTATATGGAGTAAATTACTTTGCACCAAGAGTTAGAATTGTTCCACAAGAGAATGATTTAAGAGATAGACTTACTTTTGACAAGTTTAATTTGGATGAAAAGTTGATAATTACAGTGATGGGACCAAAGAAATCTGCAGTTAAGATAATTATAAGGTTTGATTGATTATATATACTGCTTTCACTAATGTATTTAAAGGATTTATACATAACCTACTTATAAGGAGTAACAATGCCTATACCAAAGCCAACTAAAGGCGAAAAGCAAGATGAATTTATTGCAAGATTTATGGGTAATGAAACAATGAAAAAAGATTATCCTGACCAAAAACAAAGATTGGCTATTGCTTATTCAACATGGCGAAAGGAAAAGGGCACAAAACAAAATATGGCTTTAAAATTTAATTATCAAGTTCCAATTATAGAAAGTGCATTTGTAAATGATGATTTTATTATTACAGGAACTGCTTTAAATGCAACTATTACTTCTAATAATCATAAATTTTTAGCAGAAGAATTAAGAAAATCTGCAAATACTTTGTCTGGAGTTCCACTTTTAATAGACCATAGAAATGAAGTGGATGCTATAAAAGGAAGAGTTATTTCTGGTGAGTTTGATGAGCATGAACCAAAAGTGAATTTCAGAGCACATGTGATTGATGAAACTATGAAAGAAATGATTAAAGATGGAAGAATAGATAGTGTATCAGTTGGATGTGATGTTGAAGAGATAGAAGAAAGTAATGATGGTTTTTTTATTCCTCATGGTATTGAATTTAAAGAATTAAGTTTAGTAGCAGTTCCTGCGGATGCAGGAGCAACATTTCAAATTGCATTAAGTGAAGCATATGAAATGGCTATATCTGAAGGTTATTCAAATGCAGGAGAGGTAGAAAAGGCTATTTCAAAATTTAACAAAACTAATTTTAAATCTACTGAAGAAAGAGATGAAGCAAGATTAGAAATTCTTAGAGCAGGAAGAAAATACAAAGTAGACACAACTAATTTTGAAAAAGAAACATCAGTTCAAACAGAAGCAAAATCAAAAAACATAATTATAAACAAATCGGGAGGTAAAATAATGAAGAGTAAAAATATGAAAGAACAAGAAGAAACCAAGCAAGAAGAAGAAAGTAAGGAAGAAACTAAGGAAGAATCAAAAGATGAAGGTGTAACTGAAGAAAAATTGCAAAATATGATTGAGAAAGCAGTCAAAAAAGCACTTAAATCAGCAGATGCAGACGAAGATAAATCTGAAGATAAATCTGAGGATAAAACCGAAGACAAATCTGAGGATAAATCCGAAGCAACAGAAGATAAAACTGAAGAAACTGAAGAAACTGAAGATGCTGAAGATACAGAAGAATCAACAGAAGAAAAAGGTAAATTCAAAATTGTTCAAGGTCATGGAGCACTTAAAGGTGGAAGTTTTACTCTTGTAAGAGCATAATGGCAACAGCATTAATTAATCCATTAGGAGCAGTATGTCTGTTTGATGGAGAAAATCCAAGAACATTTTCAGCTTATGCAAGAGAAGTAATTTCAGGTGGAGATTTTGTAGGTGCATCTGGAGCAGACGGAGTAGTTGGCTCAGGAGCAAATACATATGCAACATCAGATATTAAAGTAAATCTTTGTGATACTTGGGGTAGAGTTAACGGAATAGCATTAGGAAATGCAGGTTCAGGTGAATTAATTACAGTAGCAACAAGAGGTAATTATTTACTTAAAGCAGACGCAGCAGTATCAGGTGGTTATCCAGTTATCTTAGGAGCAAATTATGACGGAGTTGTAAATGGGGTTACAGGTTCATACGAAGGAGTTATTGGTAGAGCATTAACATCAGCAGGAAGTGATGAATATTGTATTGTCTCTCTAAATTTATAAAATGGCATTTAATAGAATACAAGAATATATAACAAGAGATACAGGAGTAGCAGGAACTTTATTAATTCCAAAATTAATTTTTCCAAAATTAA